CGCTGGCATCGTCGCAGAAGAAGGCGGACGAGGGCGGAGACGAGTCCCCGGGCCCGGAGAAGCCCAAGCCCGGTCCGCAGAAGCCATCCCCCGGCAGCGGACCTCTTCCGGCCCCTCCGAGCCCCGCGCCCTCGGGCGGTGGAGCCCGCCAGGCGCCTCCTCGCCGCTCGTCCGGTTCGCGTCCGAGCAATCCGTTCAGAAGGAGCGGCGGCAGTGCTAAGAAGTCGTCTCCGCCCCCCGTCGACGTCCCGGACGCCACCGTGAGGCCGAAGCCCTCGGGACCCGCGCCCGTCGCGGCGATCCCGAGCAAGCCCTCAACTCAGGGCCGTCCCGGTCATTCGGGTTCGGGCCGCTCGTACAACAACGATTCGTCGAGCACCGATCGCAAGGGCGGGGGCGCCACCCAGGGCCGTCCCGGAACGACCGGGAAGCGCAAGCGCCGCAAGTGGCCGTTCGGTCACGGCGATCTGGACGGCATCGTCGTCGATATTCTGGGCGAGATGGACTGATGCTCTCGAACACGGCGGTTCCACGCTATTACGCCGAGTTCCGGGACAAGGTCCTCCGCGGCGAGATACCCGTCTGCCGCGAGATCTCGATGGAGATGAACCGGATCGACGCCCTCGTGGCCGACCGGAACATCTGGTACGACGACGAGGCCGTGGAGGGCTGGATCCGCTACTGCGAGGCCGAGTTGACGCTGACCGACGGCGAGCCGCTGGTCCTGCTCGACTCGTTCAAGCTGTGGGGGGAGCAGGTCTTCGGCTGGTACTACTACACCACCCGGTCCGTATACGTCAAGGACGAGAACGGACCGGGTGGGCACTTCGAGCAGCGCCGCGTCCTCAAGCGCCTGATCGACAAGCAGTACCTCATCGTCGCCCGGGGCGCCGCGAAGAGCATGTACGCGTCGGTGATCCAGAACTACTTCCTGAACATCGACACGTCCACGACGCACCAGATCACGACCGCCCCGACGATGAAGCTCGCCGAGGAGGTCATGAGTCCGTTCGCGACCGCCATCACGCGCTCGCGGGGGCCGCTGTACAAGTTCCTCACGGCGGGCTCGATTCTGGCGACCTCGGCGAGGCCGGCCGACAGGAAGCTCCTGGCCCACACCAAGAAGGGCATCCAGAACTTCCTGACGAACAGCCTCCTCGAGATCCGACCCATGTCCGTCGACAAGCTCCAGTCGCTCCGCCCCAAGGTCTGCACCGTGGACGAGTGGCTCTCGGGCGACACGCGCGAGGACGTCGTCGAGGCGCTCGAGCAGGGGGCGTCCAAGGTCGAGGGCTGGCTCATCGTGGCCACCTCATCCGAGGGCACCGTCCGGAACGGCGTCGGCGACACCAAGAAGATGGAGCTGATGCGCATCCTGCGCGGCGAGGAGGAGGATCCCCACACCTCCATATTCTACTACCGCCTGGACGACATCAAGGAGGTCCCGGACCCGGCGACCTGGATGAAGGCGAACCCGAATATCGGGATCACGGTCTCCTACGAGACCTACGAGCGCGCCGTCGCCCGGGCCGAGGCCAATCCGGCTCTGCGGAACGATATTCTCGCGAAGAGGTTCGGCATCCCCATGGAGGGGTACACCTACTACTTCACGTACGAGGAGACGCTTCCGCACCGCCGCAAGGAGTACTGGAGAATGCAGTGCGCGATGGGCGCCGACCTCTCGCAGGGCGACGACTTCTGCGCCTTCACGTTCCTGTTCCCCAACAAGAACGGGACGTTCGGAGTCAAGACGCACTGCTACATATCCTCGAGGACGCTGTCGCTACTCCCGGCCGCAATGCGGCTGAAGTACGACACGTTCATCGAGGAGGGCGGACTACAGGTCCTCGAGGGGGCCGTCCTCGACATGATGGACGTCTACGAGGATCTCTGGAAGTTCATCGAGGAGAACGAGTACGACGTCGTGTCCGTCGGGTACGATCCGTACAACGCCAAGGACTTCATCAAGCGCTGGGAGACCGAGAACGGGCCCTACGGGATCGAGAAGGTCATCCAGGGCGCCAGGACGGAGTCCGTCCCACTCGGGGAGATCAAGATCCTCGCCACGGATCGGCGGCTCCTGTTCGATCAGGACCTGTTCGGCTGGGCGATGGGCAACTGCATCACCCTCGAGGACACCAACGGCAACCGGAAGCTGTACAAGAAGCGCCGGGACCAGAAGATCGACGCCGTGGCGGCCCTCATGGACGCCTACGTGGCGTACAAGAACCACCGCGAGCTGTTCGAGTGAAGGAGGCCCATGGCCATCACTGACCGCATACGGCGGGCCTGGTCCGCCTTCAAGCTCGAGGGCAGGGTCCCCGACGACGTCGGCGCCGTGTCCACGGGTCAGTCCAGGAGTATGTTCCCGTCGTTCATGTCCAAGGACTCGATCGTCGCGAAGCTGTACAACCAGATCGCGCTCGACGTCGCGAGCGTGTCGTTCAAGCACGTCCGCGTCAACGAGTCCGGGGCGTACGCCGCCGACAAGTCCTCGCGCCTCGGGGAGAGGCTTTCGCTGTACGCGAACATCGACCAGACCTGGGACCGCCTCGCGCAGGAACTCGTCTGGACCATGTTCGAGAACGGCTCGGCCGCCCTCGTCGCCGTCGACACGTCGAAAGACCCGACCTCGACCGATTCGTACGAGATCGACTCGCTCCGCGTGGCCCGGGTGTCCAAGTGGTACCCTCGCCATGTCGAGGTCGATCTTTATGACGACCGATCGGGACAGCGGAAGCAGATCGTCCTCCCCAAGGAGGTCGTCGCGATCGTCAACAACCCCATGTACGAGGTGATGAACCGGCCCAACTCGGACCTTCAGCGCCTCATCAGCAAGCTCTCCATCCTGGACGCCATCGACAAGCAGTCGGGGTCCGGCAAACTCGATGTCCTCATCCAGTTGCCGTACGTCGTCAACTCCGAGTTGCGCGCGAAGCGGGCCAAGCTCCGTCAGGAGGAGCTCGAGCAGCAGATGGAGAACAGCAAGTACGGGTTCGCGTTCCTCGACCCGGGCGGGCAGGTCATCCAGCTCAACCGGGCGTCGACGAACAACCTGATGGACCAGGTCACCTGGCTCACCAATCAGGTGTACTCGTCGCTGGGGGTCAGCGAGGAGGTGTTCATGGGCAAGGCCACGGAGCTCCAGATGCTCACGTACTACAACCGGACCGTGAACCCCATCCTCGACGAGATCGCGAAGGCCATGACGGGCACCTTCCTCGGGAAGACCGCCCGCGCTCAGGGCCAGCGCATCGCATGGTTCAGGGACCCGTTCCGCCTCGTCCCGATGGGGCAGCTCGGCGACCTGGCCCAGGCGCTCACCTCCGCGGAGATCATGTCCTCCAACGAGGTGCGCGACAAGATCGGACTCATCGCGTCCGAGGACCCGCGCGCGGACGAGCTCGTCAACGCCAACATCAACAACCAGACGTCGGCGGCCCGACCCTCCGTGGCCCGGCCATATGCCGATCCAGGAGAGGAGTCATAATGGGAGGTAAGCGGAAGCCCGATGTCTCCGGGTGGGCGACGAGGTACAACGTCACCTGCTCGGACGGCCTCACCCTGGCACCCGGAGCCTTCGCACGAAGCGACGGCGGTCAGGTGCCCGTCGTCTTCCAGCACAACCATCAGTCGATCAGCAACGTCCTCGGGCACGCCCGCGTCAAGGACATGCCCGAGGGGGTGCGCGCCGACATCTTCTTCGACGACACCCCCGAGGGGAGGTCCGCCCGCACCAAGGTGCAGCACGGCACGCTCAACAGCCTCTCGGTCTTCGCGACCGGCGTGGAGAAGAGCGGCACCGTCGTCACCCACGCGGATCTCGCCGAGATCTCGCTCGTCCTCAAGGGCGCCAACCCCGAGGCGAAGATCGACGAGATGTACATCCAGCACAGCTACGGCGACGTCGAGGACGCGGAGGCGTTCATCGCCAACTTCGGCGAGACCCTCTCCCATGCGGACGATGGCGGATCGGATACCCCTGACGACGGCGACTCCGAGGAGGACGAGGAGGAGACCGTGGAGGACATCTGGAACGACTTCTCCGACAAGCAGAAGGAGGCCGTCGGCGTCATCGTCGAGGCCGCCCTCAAGAAGGCCGGAGAGGACGACTCCGACGCATCCGACGACAACGACAAGAAGGAGAAGGAAGACGTGGCGCACCACAACGTCTTCGAGGGCGGCACCGCCACCCTCAAGAGCGACGTCGATCTCGACGCCGCACGTGCCGCGATCGGCCACGACATCGTCGCCATGGGCTCGTTCCAGGCGGCGTACATGGCCCACGCGGAGACCTACGGCCTGAAGTCGCCCGAGGTCCTGTTCCCGGAGGCCCAGGTCACCGGGGACATCAAGACCATCGACCGCGACCAGACCTGGGTGACCCAGCTGCTCAACGGCGTCCGCAAGCTGCCATACGCCAGGTTCAAGTCCCGTTACGCGGACCTGACCCAGGAAGAGCTGAGGGCCCGGGGCTACATCACCGGCTCGCGGAAGCTGGACATCGTCACCGAGATCAACCAGCGCGAGACCGGCCCCCACACCGTGTACGTCAAGACCCGTCTGGACAGGGACACGGAGATCGACCTCTCCACCGTCCAGAACTTCCAGGTCTGGAACTACCTGTGGAGCCTGCTCCGCCGGAAGATGAACGAGGAGCTCGCCCGCGCCATGCTCCTCGGCGACGGCCGCTCCGCCAGCTCGCCGGACAAGATCCTGGAGAACCGGATCCGTCCGATCGTCTCGGACGACGACTGGTACACCCGCCGCTTCAAGATGTCCGACGCCAGCCTCAAGCTGGAGGACAGCTCGGCGGTGGAGGAGGTGTCCTACATCATGGACTCCTACATGGGCGACGGGATGCCGTACTTCTACGGCGCCTCCCAGACCATCGCCCGCCTGCTCCACGCCAAGGACAAGCAGGGGCGCGCCCTGTACGCCTCGAAGGCCGAGCTGGCGGACAAGATGGGCCTGGCCGGCTTCGTCACCGTGCCGTACCTGCGCAACGCCAAGACGACCACCGAGGCCGGCACGCGCGACATCTTCGGCATCATCGTCAACCCGAGCGACTACTGGAGCGGCACCGACAACGGCGGTCAGCTGACCCAGTTCGAGGCGTTCGACATCGACGTCAACCAGAAGAAGGCTCTTCTGGAGACCCGTCTGTCGGGGGCCCTGAGCGCTCCGGGCACCGCAATCGTACTGACCGGCACCCCGACGCCTCTGACCGGCGTCATGGTGCCCGACCCGAAGAAGTCCACCGACCCGCAGCTGCCCATCCTCAAGTAGGATGCGCTACTTCGGCGAGATCGGCTTCGCCGAGACACGTGAGACGTCCCCCGGTATCTGGCAAGAGGTCATCACGCCTCGCAGGTACCGGGGGACGGTCACGACCGCGTCGCGCCGCTACAACGACGGCGAGACCGTCAACGGGACTCTCAAGACCAACTCGGTCATCTCGATCGTGGGGGACACGTACGCCTTCGACCACCTGTTCGCCATACGGTGGTGCCAGTGGGCGGGAGCGCTGTGGACGGTCGCGTACGCCGACTTCAAGCGGCCGCGCATCGTGCTCACACTCGGCGAGCTCTACAACGTTCAAAATGGAGGGTGAATCGTGTCCCCGGAGGAAAGACGGCTCGAACTCCATCAGAAGCTGGTGTCGCTTCTCGGGAGCACCAACGTCTACCATCAGCCACCCGAGAATCTGGCGCTCCGGTTCCCGGCCATCATCTATCAGCGGGTGGACTACGACGTGATCCACGCCGACGACATCCCGTACCACGTCACTCGAGAGTGGCAGATCTCGGTCGTGTCGCAGGAGCCTTCGAACCCCGTCGTGGACGCTCTCATGGAGTGGCCCATGGCGGCCTTCAAGACGAGCTACGTCGTAGACCGCATGCGTCACGACGTGGTCAACATCTACTACTAGGAGGAAACATGGCCGTCCTCACATGGGACGAGTCCGGGAAGCGCTTCGGCGAGACCGGTACCAAGTACGGCGTCATCTACCGCAAGGACAACTCGGGGAAGTACAAGACCGCTCAGGCCTGGGGAGGTCTGACCGGTGTCTCCACCGAACCCGAGGGCGGAGAGGCCAACGACAACTACGCCGACGACATCAAGTACCTCACCCTGATGTCGGCGGAGAACTTCAAGGGCACCATCAAGGCCTTCGATTTCCCGCCCAACTTCTCGGAGTGCGACGGCACCGCGTTCCTCGACGACTCCCTCAAGGGCTCGTTCGTCACCGGTCAGGACCGCATTCCGTTCGGCTTCTCGTGGCGCACCACGATCGTCAACGACGACAAGGGCACCGCGTTCGGCTACCGCATCCACGTCGCGTACGGCTGCCTGGCCAGCCCGTCCTCGCAGGAGAACGCCACCATCAACGACTCCCCGTCTCTGAAGGAGTTCTCCTGGTCCTTCTCCGGCACGCCCGTTCCCGTGCCCGGCAAGAAGCCCTCGGCGTACCTGTACTTCGACAGCCGTTACGAGAAGCCCGCGGTCCTCAAGGCCCTGTCGGGCATCCTGTACGGCACCGAGAACAAGGACCCCGAGCTCCCGCTGCCCGCCGAGCTGATTCCGCTCCTCAAGGCCGCGAACGTGTAGAAAGGCTCCGGGGAATGCTCCAGATACGACTGTCCGCCGAAGAAGGATGGGACTCTGAGGCGGAGACCTTCATCGACTTGCCCGAGGTCGTGCTGTCGCTGGAGCATTCCCTGGTCTCCCTCTCAAAATGGGAGGCCATCTGGCACAAGCACTTCCTCGGCCGCAAGGACCTAACCCCGGCCGAGATCGTGTCCTACATCCGGTGCATGTCGGAGGAGCCGATTGACGACAGCACCATCGCCCGCTTCAGGCAGGCCGACCTCAACGCCGTGGCGGACTACATCAAGGAGAGCCGCACCGGCACAACGATCACCGACAGGCGCGGACAGCAGGGCTCCAGCCAGTTCGTTACGTCGGAACTCATCTACGGCTGGATGGTCGGGTGCCAGATCCCGTTCCAGCCGGCCGAGACCTGGCATCTGAGTCGCCTCCTGACGCTGATCCGGGTCGCGCAGATCCAGCAGGACCCGAAACCCAGCAAGATGAACCAGAACGATTGGATCGCGGAGCGCAACAGGCTCAACGCCCAGCGCCTCGCCGCGAGGAGGAAACATGGCTAAGATCAAGGGGATCCTGGAGGCGGCCAACACGACTCTCGTGCTCACGCCCCTCGCGGACACCAGCGTCAAGACGGGCGCGGAGAGGTGGATGGTCCCGTCGCGCGTCCACCGCGCCTTGCGCCGCCATTTTACGCGAGGGTTTAAAGACGTAGCCCACCTCCAAGCCGCCTTATTCGTAGTCGCGATTTTACCGTCTAGTTCGCCCGTAAGCGAGAGCAACGTAGAACCCGTACAGACCGTAAGCGTGAATTTATGAGTTTTACAAAGACTCTTTAAAGCGGCTATAAATCTCTCGTCGCAGACCGCGCTTCGCGCGCCCATACCGCCCGGTATTAGCAAAATATCGCAGGCGCGGATTTCGCCTAAATCGCTCGTTAAAATTCGAGTATCCGTCGAGCTCGCTACGACGCCGCCGCTTAGCGAAAAGTATGAAATTTTAGTGTCCGGCAAGCGAGATAATACGTCCGCCGCGCCGAATGCGTCAAGCATCGTAAAACCGTCGAAAAGTACCGAATTTATCTGCATTTCTCGCTCCTTGTAAATCTAAAACCGGTGGATTTTAGCATAAATTTTAAAATTTTTGCTGTAACTCTTGACATTACAACAAGATTTTATTATACTTCGCTCATTAGTTGTAAGTTATAGCATTACAACAAAAATCTAAGGGGACGAAGATGTCAAACTACAAGATCATTTCAATGAAAAATGCGCCGAGAGTCGAGTTAAAAGATGCTTTAAATTTAAGCGGCTGCGAGCTTTCTATCAATGAGCTTCCCGCAAACGCGAGCGTGCCGTTCGTGCATTCGCACAAGCAAAACGAGGAGCTTTACTTGGTGCTAAAAGGCGGCGGCACGCTTTTTATTGACGGTGAGGAGACGGCGGTGGGTGAGGGCGGCGCGATCCGCATCTTGGGGCGGCGTCAGATAATATGACGTCCGATAATCGTCAATGCGCCAAATCTCGTCGGCGAGCAGTTTGGGCGCATCCCCCGCCGTATCGACGCGCCCCTGAATAACCACGACCCGATCCGGCTCCAAGTCGGATACATGGGCATAAAAGACACGCGGAAATACCGTGACCTCAAGCGTTCCTGTGAAATCCTCCAAATCCGCAAAGAGCATCGTGTCGCCCTTCTTCGTCGTAAAACGCTTCGTGCTCGTGAGGATGCCGCCGACGCGCATGAGCTGGCGATCCCGCTGCACTGCCGCGGCGATTTGCCCGATTGGCTGCAAGTGCGAAAGCGTCTCTTGATTGTCCTCCAGCGGATGCCCAGTGATGTAAAATCCGGTTGCCTCCTTCTCCCAGATCAAACGCTCGCGCGGCGTACAGAGCGGAACATCGTCGAAATCACCGATCTGCTGGATCTCTGCCATGGCCTCGTCGCCAAAGAGACCAATCTGGCCACTCAGTAAATCACGCTGCCTGCGTGCCGCATTCGTGACGGCGGCATTAAGTGACGCCAGGAGATGATTGCGATCAATTCCAAGGCTGTCAAATGCACCGCATTTGATGAGACTCTCGATCGCCCGTTTATTCAGTATTCGTAGATCGACACGCGTGCAGAAATCCACCAGAGAGCGAAAAGGCCCGCCCTCTTCGCGGACATGCTCCAGCACGGCAATCGCATTCTCGCCAACATTGCGGACCGCTGCAAGACCGAATCGTATTGCGCCGCTTTCGATACTGAATGTTGCCGCACTAGAATTGATGTCCGGCGGCAGTATCCTGATTTTCATCTGATGACAAAGCCGGATATAGACGGGAATTTTATCCGTCTTATCCATAATGCTCGTGAGGACGCCCGCC